CTGCTGATAAGTCAGATCAGCACGAACACGGCACAAACCCAAAATAATACCATGCTCGACGAAAGAATGCACAAAACCGTGAGTTGCAGACGCCGCGGCAATAGCCGCAAGATTACCCTGCGCCGTCGTAGACGACGCCGAATTTTGAGCAATAGGGGTCACGTTAATTCGAGTCGTACCGCCACCAAGATATTCGGGACGCTGAAGCCTAAAATCGGGAACAATAGCACCAAAACGAGACCGCACCATCTCAGGGTAACGAGTACCAGAACGAGCATCTTTCTCCAAATAACGCTGCATGGCAAAAGCTTCACGAATGTCGTTAATAGATGCAGAAGTCGCAGAGGACAAATCGGCATAGAGATTATTCGTAGAAGTTGAACCAGAAGGTTCAAGATACGTAGAGCTTGTCGCAAGAAGTTTGTTACCACTCAAAGTATCGATATAGGCACCGATGTTGGCATTTAGAGGAGCATGAACAGGAGCCGTCGCACCAAGAGGCAACAAAACGTCGTCGCCTTTTTGCGGCCAAGGCAAGCAAGATGTAAAGTAGTCATGTCGTTTACCCGACTTCCGCAAAATGTAATTCGCGGGATCATCAGGACCGGCACCACGATCCACAACAATTGAATCAATTAAGTTTTGATCACGAAACCAATCATTGTAAACCAAATTATAAGCACGCGATGCAAATGCATTAACAGACATCGACTGAGAAACAGTACCTGTAGGCAAACCGAAATAATCGAACAACGAACCGACAGCAAAACCGCCCGACGCAGGAGCAACAACCTGAGGCGTAATGAAATCAGTAGGATCATCATCGGGTTTATCGCGCTCACCCATAAAATGTTTAAAATCATCCCAAATCAGTCGCAATGGCACGAAGAAAAAAAAGGAATCGAAAAACATGTTGTCCATAATCGGAACGTTAAGCGGAGACAACATACGCATAAACGCAGTCATCTTAACGTTGAACGTCTCGGCAGGATTGACCTCATCGAGATAAATCGGAACCAAATAACCAGTGTTGAACGTCTGCTTACGCGTCCGAGGACGCGAATATGACGAACGCTGAATGATGTTCTGAGGAACACGAGCAAAATCCTTAATCATCGCACTACGCACAAAATTCTCCTTTTTTAAAAATGGGGGGGGATTGCCCCCCCAAACCCCACAAACTGACAGAACGGTGTCAGTGCGCACATATTAATCAAGTTAATATATATGTGCGCCCGTTACGCCGCCGCGGGTTCCGTACCGACCTTCGGCGGCTCCACTACGGCAACCTGTTGAGGTACAACAGGTTCAGAAATCAAACCGAGAGAAATAGCTTCAGACCGATTAGCAGGGTCTGCCAAAAACGTGAGCAACGCAACAGGATCGTTTTTAAAACGATCACGAATCTTAGCGGGCAACGAATCAAATGCGGCATGAGCCGCAATAATCCGATCCTGAGCATCTTGAAACGTGGGAACGTCCGTAAAATCGCCATATTGAGCCAACTGTTGAACATTGGCACGTATAGAAGGCAACTGCCCAGTACGACGATACTTGGCAACGATGGACGGTATATCGCACGACTCGCGATGAGACTGGACAGTACGAGACTTGCCATAGTCACCGAGAGACATACAATCGAGACAAGACCCGTCGCACTCAGGCGGCAATACAGGCTCAGTAGTAACCTTAATGGACATCAGGCACCACCTTCACAAAATCGATCGCAGACGCCAAAAGCTCGGGCGTCAAAGCGGCAGTGACGATACCAGTACGATCATCGAAATCGCCGCAATGAAACAGCTGATAGTCCTGCGGATGGGCAGAGACAGCGGAATTCTTGTCCAAAACCGCATCCGAAAAAGCACGAACTGCAACGCCGTCAGAAACCTGCAAATGCGGATGAACAAAAGCTGAAGCCTTCAAATCACGAACTGCGACGATAACACTCATTCGAACGTCCTCCTGTCTTGCGCTAAAGCGACGCGTCGCTTAGCGACTTCGTTTTTAACAAGCTGACGTGAACCCTCACGCTCAGCTTTATCGTAATCCATCATAGCACGCAAACGCTTAACTTTCAATGCTGCCATCGCCGCAGGATCCAATGAATCATAAAAATCGTCGTAAAACCGAGGAACGCGAGCCATGCGACCATCAACATTGACAGCATCATGAAATCCGTACACGTCGCCAAAATGGCGAACAATCCAATCCGTACCAATACCGGGACGACGAGACATAGCAACATACTCAGGCAAACGATCTCCGTAATACGCATCAACATCTTTACCATACTGCTTCTTGAGCACATACTGTGCCACGTAAGCGGCAGAAGCATGCGTAACGTCTCCGACTGTAACATATCCGTGCCCCCAAATTTTAGCCAACGCTTCGGATCCGTAAATAGTCTCGCTAACACGCAAGAGATCAGCGGGCCGCCAACCAAAAATGCACGCATGATAATGCGGGCGATCACCATGCGTGCCATACTCGCCACACATGAAATAACGTAGCTTAGCGGGTGCAATATGCTTACGCAAACGCTTCCAAAAATCTTGAACATCCTTCTTGACAAGAGAACCGTGAGCAGGTGCAACAGAGTAAGTCAACGTAACGAAACAATTAAGATCGTGAGATTCAGACTCATGCACGCAACGCAAAGCCCATGCACGAGCACGATCAATGCGACAACCGACGCAATAGCCGCAAGGAACTTCAACAGCAAAAAAAGGATGCCCTGAACCTAGGGCATCCTTCGGATTAAACACCAAAACATGTTTGCCATTAGCATTAGGTTTTTCAGACCAAAAACCACGAATAGGAGCAAAACAACTCACACGCGATAACCTCCACGCATAGGCTTCAAAACATTGAGTTTTGCAATTTTGCGCGACGACTTCGAAAACCGCTTACGATCGGAATTTTTAGACAAATGCTTACGCTTCATATTCACCCCCTATTTTTTTTTAGCCGCGGCAGACGCGGACGAACGATTGCGTAAAACCTGCTCTTTCCAATCGGCAGGTAAAGGATCGGACGAAACAGACGTGTCCTTAACTGAACGAGCGGACGAACCAGTAACATTGCGATACGATCCCGTAAGATTCGATACAACACCAGATACATCGTTTGCAATATACGTTGCCTTACCGGCAGGAGACGTCCGCCAATCAGCGGCAACTTTCGAAATAGCGGCATCATTCAACGCGGATGCTGAATTTGCCTGAGCAGTCTGTAAATCGGCTTGAGCCTTAGCAGGAGCAACGGCGGCTTGAGACTCCAAAATCTTAGCGTTAGCCTTAGACGCGTTAGTATCAGCAACAGTCTTAGCAGAATTCAGCGCGGACGAAATGTTCTGAGCAGACAAAGCGGCACGTTGCAAATCAATCGTACCCTTATCAAAAACTTGAGCCGTCGCACCCTGAGCAGACGAAGCACCGCCATTAGCAGACAAAACGGGATTCAGGCCAGCAGCCTTAAGGTCGGCAACTTCGCGTTGATGAGCTGTATTAGACATACGCTCTTGAAAATCGCGCGTATCCTGAGCGGCTTCGCGAGCAACCTCATTAGGATCTTCACCAAAAGAATCAACCATAGATCCCAACGCTGACCCAGCAGACAAGCCAACGGCTGCGCCAGACGGGCCACCAAAAATGGCGCCAGTAATAGCACCACCAAGAGAACCGATACCAGAACCCCATCCCATCTTAAACCGCCTTTTTAGCCAACTTATGACCACCAAAAACGCCAACAATGAGAGAAACCAAATACCCGACTGCAGTCGGAATAACACCATCGGATGTAGCATCCTTGGTAACCTGCGTCGAAACAGCTCGAGAACGCTCAACTTGAGCAACACACGTAGCGTTAGACATACACGCGTCATAATCAGACTTCAAAGAACCAAACGCAGCACAACCACAAAGCATGAAAAAAGTCAAGCACAAAAACTTCAAACGCATAAAACACCTCAAAAAGGGGAGGGCGAACCCTCCCCCGCTAAGTTAAAAATGATCCATAAAGCCCGGAACGCCAAACGTGGGCATAGGACGAGCAGTAGTCTCGTCGAAGAAAAAATCACCGACAAAATCGGGAGCAGTCGTAACGGCTTTAATGCGAGACATCGGCAAGCTCTCTTCGATAAACGCAGGCGACAAAGTTGGCAGCGAAGTAAATTTCTGCGCCAAATGCCACATGTCAAGCGGTTGAGCATACGTAGACTTCAATTCGCCACAGATCTGAGACGAAGCGTAGCGAAACTCGGCATAACGTTCCTGATAACCAAAAACGCCATCATCCTGAGTTGCACCAGTACCGGCGACCCCTTGATAGTAAATCTCCTTGTACAAAACAGCCTGTTCACCCAAATGAGCAAACTCAGGTGCATAAAAATCCTCGCGCACGCGCCGAGTCCACATACGATGCAAACCCTGCTGATAAGTCAGATCAGCACGAACACGGCACAAACCCAAAATAATACCATGCTCGACGAAAGAATGCACAAAACCGTGAGTTGCAGACGCCGCGGC